CCCGATACATATATTGGTTCTGTTGAAGAAATAGATTCAAATTTATGGATTTTAAATGATGCAGGTGACAAAATAATAGAAAAAAATATTAAATATATACCTGGTCTGTTTAAGTTATTTGATGAGGGTATTGTTAATTGTCGTGATCATGTTGTAAGAATGCAACAAGCTATAACAACTGGTCAGGAAAATTCGTTACCTGTTACTAGCATTGATATATCAATCCAAGAAGACGGGACAATTATTATGATAAATGACGGAAACGGGATTGATGTTGCACAACATCCAGAGTATAAAATATGGATTCCTGAATTAATATTTGGTCATCTCCGAACATCTACTAATTATGATAAAACTGAAAAAAAAATAGTAGGTGGTAAAAACGGGTTTGGATTTAAGCTAGTTTTAATTTGGTCTACTGAAGGTTCTATTGAAACAATCGATCATGTAAGAGGCTTAAAATATGTACAACAATTTAATAGTAATCTAGATACAATTTGTAAACCCTCTATTACAAAGTGCAAAACAAAACCATACACTAAAATTACTTTCAAACCAGATTATAAACGGCTTGGTATTGATGGGCTTACACCTGATCTTATTGCCTTATTAAAAAAACGAGTATACGATGTTGCGGCAGTTACTGATAAATCTCTAAAAGTTAAATATAATTCATCATTAGTTCCTATTAAAAATTTTCAACAATATATTGATCTCTATATTGGAGATAAAAATGTTTCACCAAGAGTTTACGAGGATAGTGGCGAACGCTGGGAATATGCAGTTGCATTAACTCCCACAAACGAATTTATTCAAGTTTCGTTTGTGAACGGAATTCATACTGCTAAAGGAGGCAAACATATAGAATATATTTTGAATCAGATTGTAAGAAAATTAGTTGAATATATTGAGAAGAAAAAGAAGGTTAAGGTAAATCCTAATAGCATTAAAGAACAACTGTTTTTATTCTTAAGATGTGACATTGAAAATCCGGCGTTTGATAGTCAGACCAAGGATTTTATGAATACGCCTTCTTCTAAATTCGGTTCTAAATGTGATGTAAGCGATAAGTTTATTGAAAAAGTAGCTAAAATGGGTGTTATGGATACGGCAGTTCAATTAACCGAAGTTAAAGAAAATAAAGCAGCTAAAAAAACGGATGGAACTAAAACTAAAAGTGTCAGAGGTATTCCTAAATTAACAGATGCCAATTGGGCTGGTACTGAAAAATCAAAAGACTGTATTATTATATTTTGCGAAGGCGATTCAGCCAAGGCAGGCATTATTTCTGGATTATCGTCTGATGATCGAAACACGATCGGAGTGTATCCAATGAAAGGTAAAATCCTAAATGTTCGAGGCGAACCTGTAAAAAAAATATCTGAAAATAAAGAAATATCAGAAATCAAAAAAATTCTTGGGCTGGAAACAGGTAAAGAATATAAAGAATTGGAAGATGTTTATAAACACTTGAGATATGGTAAGGTATTATTTATGACAGATCAAGATTTAGATGGTAGTCATATTAAAGGGTTGGGCATTAATTTATTTCAATCTGAATGGCCTTCTCTTACAGAAATTCCTAACTTCATCGGTTTTATGAATACTCCTATTTTAAAAGCTAAAAAGGGTTTGGTAGAAATTGATTTCTACAATGACGGAGAATACGAACAATGGAAAGAAGAAACGGATATAAAGGGTTGGAAAACCAAATATTATAAAGGGTTAGGCACTAGTACTGGTAAAGAGTTTCGTGAATACTTTGAAAAAAAGAAAATAGTTGGATTTGAATTTAACGGAAAAAAAAGCACTGATGCGATCGATATGGTATTTAATAAAAAGCGAGCCGATGACAGAAAGGAATGGTTAGAAAAATACAAACGTGAATCGTATCTTGATACAAATAAATCGAGTGTTTCTTACGAAGAATTTATTGACAAAGAATTAATACATTTCTCAAAATACGATTGTGACAGAAGCATTCCTAATTTGATGGATGGACTAAAGATTAGTTTGAGGAAAATATTATACTCTGGTTTTAAAAAGAATTTAACTACAGAAATAAAGGTGGCACAATTTAGTGGATATGTATCAGAACATTCAGGATATCATCACGGTGAAGCATCTCTAAATGCGGCTATTGTTGGAATGGCGCAGAATTTTGTTGGTTCTAACAATATTAATCTGTTTATGCCAAATGGACAATTTGGCACTAGATTGCAAGGTGGAAAAGATAGTGCGTCTGAAAGATATATATTCACTCAACTAAATAAACTTACTAGAACTATATTTCCTCCGAATGATGACAATATTCTAAAATATCTTAATGATGACGGGTTTCCAGTCGAACCAATTTATTATGCCCCAATTATTCCTATGATTCTTATAAACGGATCAAAGGGAATCGGGACAGGATTCAGCACAGATATTATGTGTTACAATCCATTGGAAATTATTAATTATATTAATTGTAAATTGAGAGACGAATCTTATGAAAATGAGTTTGCGCCTTATTACGAAGGGTTCAAAGGATCTATTAATAAAATCAGTGAAGGAAAATTCGTGATAAAAGGATTATATGAAAAGATCGGAATTGATAAAATTAGAGTAACAGAACTTCCAGTAGGTTATTGGACTGAAGATTTTAAAGAAATGCTCGAACAATTAATTGAACCAGAAGTAGGAAAGGATGGTAAAAAAGTTGCAGCAATTGTAAAAGACTATGATGATATGAGTAAAGATACTAATGTAGATTTTACAATTACATTTGCTAAGGGTAAACTTGAAGAATTTGAACATTTAAAAGGAGATTACGGATGTAACGGGCTTCAAAAATTGTTAAAATTATACACTACAAATACAACTACAAATATGCATCTATTTAATGCAGACGAAAAACTCAAAAAATATGAAAATATCACACAAATAATAGACGAGTATTTTGAAACAAGACTAAAAATGTATCAAGCTAGAAAAGATTATATGATAAATACATTAGAAAAAGAACTGATGTTATTATCAAACAAGGCTAAATACATAAAGGAGATTTTGGATGGAACGATTGATCTAAGAAAAAAGAAGAAGGAACAAATTTTACAAATGTTGACTAAAAAAGATTACGATATTATGGATGAAGATGTAGAATATAAGTATTTAATTAAAATGGCAATGGATAGCGTTACAGAAGAAAATGTTGATAAACTGAATAGAGAATATGATAATAAAATTGTTGAATTAGAAACTGTAAAAAGCACAACTATCAATCAAATGTGGTGCAGTGAATTGGATAAACTTAAAGAAGAATATATTGAGTATAAAGAAAGTAGACAAAGATTGATGAACTGCGAAGATTCTAAACTTAAAAAAAAAGTTGTCAAGGGGACCATAATAAAGAAAGCTACATCAAAACACAATTTGATAATTGACGAAGCTTGAAATATTAATCCTTAATATTATTATTTAAAATTTCACGTATTTTAGCCTCATTATAATGTTCTTCGCAATCAATAAATTTAAATATTATTTTTAAATTATCAAAATTAAACATTCTCTCGAAACTAGTCAAGAAACAGAATTCTTGATTTTGGTTATAAAATTTTATTAAATCATTATTTAATTTTGACAAATAGTTTAAAGCTTTTTTATCGTTTTTAAACCATCCACTTTGCGATTGTTGGTCTACATTTTCTCTAATTTGTATTATAATTTTAGTTTGCGGGAACAATTCTTTGAATTCTTTTATATATTTTATATTTCCACCATCATATCTTATTTCTTTAAACCCCCAAACATTTGTGGTTTCATTTAATTTAAACATATTTATTATCATCGTTTGAATCATTTTTTTTACGTGTGCAAAATTATAAGAATTATACCATGAAGGTTTAATATTCTTGGATAAAATATTTTCATAGCTAGCTGGATTAAAATTTCCCGGTATATTAGTAACAGTAGAACGTTTAATTTTAGCATAAAATTCTAAAAGACTATTAATCGCTCCATAATTTTCACCACAAATATTACTGTTTGGTATTGTATTAAGAATTCGTTGCAGTGTAGTCGAACCAGATCTTCCAGATGCACAAATTAAAACTATTTTATCCATTATAAATTATTACACAATAATAATTTATAATAACAAACTTATTTAATTTAGAGTTGAGTATCATTTATTGGCATAATTTGATTTATGTATGAGTTTATTTTTATCTTCTAATTCAACTATATTTGCAATTATACCTCCAAAAATGGATGAAAATGTTTCTTTCATAGAATTTGTTAAACCTTGGCTATGTTCTTTTGGATACGGCGTAGGCGATCTAGGTTTATTTTTATTTTTATTTTGTAATATTGGATGTGTAGATATTTGTGTAATATGTATATTTTTCAATTTATCCATTAGTAAAGTAATATAGCATTATTTTTTATATTTTTATATTTCTTATATTTTAGTATTCAAAACCATCGTTTAAATTCTAACTCCCTGTCGCTATTATCTGCCATAACTGGATGAGCAATTGGAACCACTAATGTGCTTGCATCGTCTAAATATTTCATATATCCTTGGGCTTCGCTATACACCTGTTGTATGCAATAATTTAAAACAATTTTGTTTAACTCTTCTATTTGATTTGAAATATTATTTGGTAAATTAGCAGAGTGTTGTAAGTATACACTTCGCATAATTATTTTTAAAGAATCGCAATCTTGAGGACCAATAAGATATTGTCCATTTGATTTATGATAAATGCCTGATCTAATTCCATTTTGAATTATTTGAATATTTTCTCGAGAGAAAAAAGCAAGCGATAAATTAGTTTCATCCCATAATCCTTCAATAGGATTCCTAAATGTTACACACTGGTTAGCAGGTATTTTATCATATAATTCAAATAAAGTCGAAGTATTTGGAGATTTTATATCTACACGTCCATTATTTAATTTATTCATTTATATTACTCTAATAGAAAAAATTATATATTTATTTTATATAACCAATGGAAGGATTTCAAAAAATAGTGTTATTTTCTGCTATTATTATTTTAATTATAGCTTTAGTAATTATTGGCGTCTCTTTAACATATGCAAAAGAACAACAATGGCCTCCTCTAGTTCCCGCGTGTCCTGACTATTGGCAAATAGATGGTTCCGGAAATAATACAAGTTGTACAGATGTTCTAGATTTAGGAAGTTGTCCACCCCAGTCAGGACAACAACATCTTGTTATGAATTTTAATTCTCCTGTATTTTCTGGTACAAATGGATTGTGTGGAAAATATAAATGGGCTAATAATTGCGGTGTTTCTTGGGATGGAATTACATATGGAGTAAATAACCCGTGCCAAACTGCATCTACTTCCAGCTAATACACTCTTATTTTCATTAACCTATTTTTGAGTTGTTATCATATTAAATATCATAACAAATATTTTATTAGAGAACTTGGATTGTGTAAAAATCAACATAAAGAAAATAAAAAATGTAATATAATGGACAAATTAAATATAAATGAGTTATTAAATAGACAATCGGAGACCTCATCTATAAAAGAGTTTCTTTTAGAATTTGAAAAAAATAAACACAATATGCTTGTTAAAAAAGGAATGTATGTTTATGGTGATCCCGGAACAGGTAAGACCACATTTGTTACAAATATTTTGAAAGAAATGGATTATGATATTATTAAATATGATGCAGGAGATATTAGAAATACTTCTGTTATTGAAGATATTACAAAACATAATATGTCTGATAAAAATATTATGAGTCTTTTTAATAAAAAAATAAAGAAAATTGCTATTATTATGGATGAAATTGATGGTATGAATAATGGAGATAAAGGCGGAATCAATACTTTAATTAAATTAATACGACCAAAAAAAACTAAAAAACAAAAGTTAGAAGAGGTTACTATGAACCCTATTATATGTATAGGAAATTATCGGGTTGACAAGAAAATAAAAGAATTAATGAAAGTTTGCAATACAGTTGAGTTAAAACCTCCAACTATAATACAAATTTCTAAAATAGTTAATGTTATGATGCCAATAACCAACAATATAAATAAAAAAATAATTGATTTTGTTCAATGTGATCTTAGAAAGCTAAATAATATTTATAATATTTATAGAAATAATCCGGATTTATTTAATTCTGAAATTATTGAAAATATTTTTCAAATTAAATCTTATAACGATGATACAAAAAAAATTACTAATAAATTAATTAATAATTCGTATAAAATAAATGAACACATAAATATTATGAATGAAACCGATAGGACTAGTGTAGGTCTATTATGGCACGAAAATATTATTGATGTTATTGATAAAATAGATAAAAGTATTTCAGTTCCTTTTTATATAAAACAATTAGACAATATTTGTTTTTCAGATTATATTGATAGAATTACTTTCCAAAAACAAATATGGCAATTTAATGAAATGAGTTCTCTCATTAAAACTTTTAAAAATAATAAATTATATCACGAAACCTTTAAATCAACCCCAAAATACAATCCTGTTGAAGTCAGGTTTACTAAAGTATTAACAAAGTATTCGACTGAATATAATAATTCTTTATTTATTCAAAAACTGTGCCAGAGACTTGGAATGGATAAAAAAGATCTTATTGGGTTTTTTGTTGATATTAAAAATAAACACGATGATAATACACTAATAGACATTTTTGAAAACTACGAAATAACTAAATTAGATATTAATAGAATATACAGATATTTAGAAAAATATACAAAGGAAAATGCAACAGGCACACAAGATAAAGACATTGAAATTGATGATGATGAATATGAGATTGTTGAAGAATAATCTTCAATAGTATATCTAAAATTATACCACATTTATTTTGTTGAAAATGCAACAAAATATTTGTTATGGACTTTTATTATTGAAAACTTATATTATTTGATTATAATATAAGTTTAGACCTTTTTACTATATGAATTAGTCTTTTCTGTCCAACTTTTAATAGTTGAGTCACTTAGTTTAATATGCAAATGTTTTGCATAATGTGCTGGAGATAAATAAAACAAAATATGCGATCCATTTGCACTTTTACATTCTCCAGTAGCTAAAACAGTCTTAAAAAATAAGTCTTCGTCTGCAGAACCAACTGTATTCTTATAATACATTCCTGTTTCAGCATCTCTAATTCTTGTTCCATATCCACTACTAGTATATACCTCTATTTTAGTTCTTTTCTTACTTCCATCAGTTCTAATAAGATCTTTGTATATTTTATTATACCCCTTATCAAATTTTTTTAAATCATCTATTGCTCTATCATTTGGTTTGTTATCGTAATCATTTGATTCTGTTGGATGATATCTATCGTCGTATTCCATTTCTATTATAATATATAATTATATTCTATTTAAGTATTTTTTATCATTTATGTTGAGATAATTATACACTATTTACAGCATTTTTTCTCTCTTGTATTTTCTCTATAAGCAATGATTTCATTTTATCTTCCAAATATTTTACCTTGTCTTTTAATTTAGTATTTTCTATATTTAAATTATTTATTACACCAGATAATTCATTTATTTTAGTTTGGACTAATTGTGGATTTAGTGTTTGCATCTTTGCCATTAAATTCTGGTGATCTTGTTGTTTTTTAAATTCTTCTTGCATATGTTTTTCTCGTTTTTCTTTCAGACTAATTAATGCATTAACTACATCTGGTTTATTTTCAATTCTACCAGGATGATAATTTTCTAATAAAATGTCTATGTCTTCCATAAAAAATTTATAAGCATCTGGTTCTTTTACAAAATCCGATGGGGTTTTTAGAGTTTCTGAAACAAACGGGTTTGGCATTTGGGTTAACAATTCTTTTTTATCAAACGAATTTTGCACGTGAGAAAAAACTAATATTGTTTTTTCTGATTCCAATTGAACAAATGGAATAGTATAATCTTTTAAAAAATATTTTTCTTCTGCGACACACGAGGTTTCGTCAAACCTTGTTTTTTTTAACAATTCTCTTTTAAACGCAAATGTTCCTGCAGTTGCGTGATTTGGACCATATGGTCCAAATTGATACATTTTGTTTATATGTTTAAAATGAATAAACATTTTACTTGAACCAGCACATAATGCTTTAGGGTTTTTTGTAAGCGTTTCAACTGCGTGACTAACTCTTTCTTTTGGATAATAATCGTCGTCGTCCATATAGACTATTATAGATCCCTTACTTTTTTCGTTTAATAAATTTCTTTTTATACCTAGAGACATTTTCGTATCATATTTAAAATATTTTACATACGGAATGTGTTTCACTAAATCTTCTATTTTATCCGTTCCATCATCTATAATGATCCATTCAATCTTATGTTTTGGATATGTTTGATTCTCAATACATTTAATAATATGTGGAAAAAATGGACGTCTATTAAATGTGGGCGTGCAAATACTTACAAAAGGGGGTTTTACCATTTAATTATAATATAATGTTGGTTTATATTATAATTTTGTTTATATTATAATTTGGTTTATATTATAATTTGGTTTATATTATAATTTGGTTTATAATTATTTTACCAAGCATTTTTCAATAAATTTTTATAATATAGTTCACTATTGTGATCACTAATACTCCAACAACGAAATAAAGTAAAATCATACCAGGATTCGTCTTGATAATTTAAGTGGGTTGATACATTATTTTCAAATAATCGAATATTATCTCCAACGTGTTTATAATTATAAAATGGAAGTGCAGTTACTACATCGCGTTGATTTGTAACTCTATAATGGTGTAAATTTGTCTTTGATTCAAATGATTTTTTCCATTTATTATTTCCAACTCGTGGACTAGCAAATGAAACTACGGTAATGTTGTTTTTAATTTCGTCTGCTATTAAATATCCAAATAAGGTCGCTAATGCAGCACCAAGACTATGACCTGTTATATACACTTTATAATCTGGATTTTTTGCTAATTGTGACGTAACTTCTTCTACAATATTAGCATACATGTATGTATCATATAATTGCTTATAAAACCCGCTATGGACGAATATACCATTATTTAATTCAAGATGACTCATATGTACATCATAATACCAATCATATAAAGATTCACTACCACGAAATACTACACAAATACTTTTGTCGTCACTGTTTATTGTAATACCTACTTGAAGATCCGTTGTTTTATCAGATATAAATTTGCATATTTTTCCAGAAGGACAGCATTCCGCTATTTTAAACAAAATGTTTTTTCGAAATTCACTTATTTGTATGCTATCACAAAAAACGGAATTACACAACATTTTGTTAGCAAACTCTTTAATTGTTTGGTCTGGAGTGTCAAACACAAATTTATCATTATAATCATAAACCATCATTGTAATATGAAGTAAATTAACAATTGTTTTATGAGATATAGAGAGATGCTCTTTATCTATTTCGTTACTTATGAATCGATCTTCTACATTTACTATTTTTAGCTCTTCGGTTACTAGTGGCTCTTCGGTTACTAGTGGATTTAGTTCTAAATTATATAATACTTCACTCATCATATATAATTACACAATATAAATATTATTTCAAAAATAATAATTGTGCGCATCATTTTCCAGATAACTTTTTACCAAGATGTCTTAAATCTTTTGCCAAATTTTTTCCTCCGCTTTGTGGAAAAACTAAATTATATAAAAGACCGTGTTTTGATGAAGTAGAAGAACCCTTTATATTGCATATTTTATCAGCTTGTTTACTGCTCACTATAGAAGTTAAATTTTCTGGGACGGTTTCTTTAAATACACCGATTGGTATTACATTAAAAATAATCAACATTAATACAATTATTGAAAAAATTCCAGAAATTCCACCCAAATTACTAAACGCACTTAAAATTACAAAAAAACTTATTAATGACATTATTGTCACCTTGTAATTTTTGAATAATTCTTGTATTATAGTTATTGCACTAGCATCTTTTTTATTCATTGTTCCTTTATAAAAAATAGATGACATAATACACCACGACATTGTTATAAACGGTAAAACTGGTAAGGCTGCCAATAATACAAAAAATAATATACAAAATAATACTACCAACCATATAGCAATCCAGTAATCAATTGGCTGGAGAATTGTTACTGGTTCCCATATTGGAGGATGATCGTGATTCGTGTTAATATTTTGTTTAAAAAACCATCCCATATTAGAAAACCATAAATACATTACATATAAATGATCCAATAAAAATATAATTGTTGCATAAGTTGATACTACTATTGGTCCAAACAAAACGATTATTGGCTCTGGCAATTCATTCATAAAATTTAATATGAAATTCATAGAAGAATAATTAAAGCTGATTAAACTATCTATAATAGAAATGAAATAATTTGCCAAAAAATTAGATTCTGGTTCATTTTTATATTTTCTCAATATATCTAAAATCAAATTTGACGAGTTAGTTTTATCATACGGGAAATTTAATTTTAAAGATAATTGGGGGTCGGTTAGTGTTGTAAAAATATTCGTCATAATATTTTGTATTTCTGGTTTTGTATCTGTATATGGAAAACATTTGTCATTTGTTGGAAGTATATTTGATTGGCCTAATTTACACCCATATAATACAAGTCCTCCTAGCGAAAAATATATTATTATCAGCAATACAAACATTATTATCGTAGTTAAAAAACTTATGGTATTATTTAATATGCTACTACTGGTAGGTCCAGAGTCTTCTTTTTTTTCATCTATTGTTGAAGTATCGCTCGTAGTTGACATTTACTTATATTTAATTGATATATAAATTTTATTTTACTTTATTTTAGTTTTCTAAATTATTTGATTTATTTGATTTATTTGATTTATGTTAGTTTCATTACATTTTCATTTCCTTTTATAAAAATATAATATTAATAATATTATATGAATCTTTCAAAAACCCAATATAATATTTTATTTTTAGCAGTTATTAGCTTCATACTATGTGTTTCCATATTTAAATGGATTGAGTATTTAACTAATAATGACTATATAGTTGAATATTTTCAACAATATACATCTCCTAATGAAAATTCAGAAACTAGTCATACGGTTGACTTGCCATTAACTACAAAGTATAGCTGTAAAAATTTTTGCGGTCCTACATCACGATGTTCTATAACCGGACATCAATGTACTGCTGATATTGACTGTCCAGGATGTCAGCCATATGTACCACCATTACCTAGAAGTAATAATTGCGTTCCTGGCAATAATGATGCCGGTAAGTTAACATTTGGATCAACTTCTAATTATTCAACATTAACAACAGATATAGGCACACAATCTGCTTTTTTTGATTTATATGGTTCTAATAAAAATTCCCCGCCACCTCAGGCTAATTTTGGAGTAAATGTGTGGAGAAATAGTTTTGATGAAGAGACCCAAATGTTTTCTAAACGTTATACTCCTAGCGGTTTACAATTTATGCCAACTTATCCAAAACGTAGTACTACAACTGGCGAATTTATAGAAGACGATCCTTTAGCATCAAATGCATATTTGAGTTAAATAAAATATTATAATTTTTACACCATTTTATCAATTGAGATTTCTTTTGCAATGTTTTTTATAATTTTATTTTCTTTTTCTATATCATTGTTTCCTCTGCCTCCCATTGCTTCTATAACAAGTTTATTATAATGGTCCAAGTGTTTTGATTCACTTTTACTACAATCTGGGTATTTTGCTTTAAATTCGGGAAGCAATTTAGTATTTTTATGAGCAATATATTTGATTGCTTTTCGTAACTTTTTATTTTCATTATTTTCCTTTTCCCATTTATTTTCATCTTTTACATACATTACTTCCCTCTTTGAATCGCTGCAATGAACTGGTCTTTTATGCACATCCATTGCTTTTAAGTTTTTCACAATTATATTTGTGATTCCTTCAACGAATCCCAATTTTCCAACATTTTCAAGATCTGATAATTGTAATTTAAGCGAATCCACAAAATCCATAATATTCATAGCATCTTTGCATTGCTCATTTAAAAATACATTTAAATTAAATGTTTTGTTATTTGAATTATTTATTAAAGTGGTATTTGTTCCATTTTTACATAATTCATACATTTTATTAGTCAAATCTTGATTTTGTGATGTTAATTCTTGATTATGTTTTACTACATCTAGAACTAAATTAGTTAAATTTTGCACCTCAAAATTATCACACGAAGTAGTCTCGTTAAATGACGAATCGCATTTTTTTTTATGATTGTATAAACTTTGTTTGTGTTTGTATTTATTGCCACAATCGCAAAAATGGAAACTTTTTTCACCTTTTAGTAAGTATTGGTAAGTATTTTTATGTTTTGTAGTAGAACAATGTTTAACCCATAAGCTATTTTTACAGCACGTATACTCACAAGATTCGCAATAAAAAAAAGAAGATATTTTTGGTAACTTTTGGTAAGTCATAAGTAAGTATATATATACTTACTAAAAGTTTCCTAAATTAATATATACATAAATATAAATTAATTTTAAAAATTACCGTAACGTTTTTAAAATTATTTTTTCTGTATCCTTATGCTAATTTTCAATTATGCAGTAAACTCGCGTTTTTCGGGGAGTCTTTCGTCCTTTTTCAAATTTGGACATGCCAAAAATGTCCAAAATTGATTCCCCGAAAAAACTTTTGGAAAAAAAAGAAGACAAATTTCCTTTATTTCATTTATTTTAAGAAAACTGTTATACAATTAAATTTTCTACATCTAAGTAGCATACATTAATCCAGCATTTCCTCCAACAAATACAACCATATTTACTCGTTCTTCAAAAACCCACATATCAAAATTATAATCATAAATTCTCCATGTTGGTTTATTAATTCCGATTAAATCTCCTGTAGTAGGATCGCAAATGGTTAATACCTGTGCATATGGATCAGCTGGTGGACTAATTGTGGTAAATTCAAACTGAATATTTGTAAAACGACTCATATTCATCGCACCGGATGGCTGCATATTAAACGGAGACGTATCCAAACTAAAATTATAACAATATACTCCATCAGGAGCATACCCAGATGTCCTTATATATTTTTCAATATAATTATACACCCCTGCAGGTAACATATTTTCTCTATATTGTCCATCCATCAAGATTCCCATTGCCACCAAAATTTCTTTTAAATTCTGAGGACTATACACACCTGTTATCATTAATCCGCTTCGTGTTCCGTCAGGATTTAACCCTGGACCTAGTGTGTTAGGTACTAAAGGTGGTGGGGCAGGATTCGGATTAGGATAATCTCCTGCAGTTGGCGCAGGTGTAATATCTTGCGGCATATAATTATATGGCCAATTGGTATAATTACACCATTCATTTCGCAAATTAACATCGCTTCGTTGGAAATAAAACATCCAGTTTGCAATCATACCAATAGAATCTAAACTAACTTTATTTTGTCCAGTAATATTGTAAAAAACTTTTTCGTGAATTTGTCTAAACAAATAGGTTTGTTCGTTTTTTGCAAATAATCTAGATTCGTCATTTGAGAGAAAACAATATGTGCAATTTAAATTAATATCCGAATTCCAGTTTGTTCTCGTATCAATATAAGAGTTTGGTCCTAATATTTCGTCTGGAGGTGTTTGTAAAAATCTATAAAATTGCATATAATATTGATTAAAATTAGGAGCTACATATGGATAATTATTTGTAACATCCATTACATCACGAATTCTAAATAATTCACAAATTGGTCTAATTGTAATACTTATTTGAAGCTCGTTATATTGTAAAGATACTAACGGAAACGACATTTGAGATTTCATAGAAAACCACGAATTCAACGGTATATAAATTGTTTTCCCCATAATAGACGGTTGGGCTCCTGCAGCACTTGGGGTATAAAAGGCACTAGGATATGAGTTTACACGACCTCCATAATTACCAGGGTCGTTTAGGTCAGCAGTGCTTCCAGTCATTTGGTAAAATAATGCCAACTTTTGAGAATCGAAATCACGTTGAACGGCAGATAATAAATACTTACCGGAATATTCTTGTAACTTTTGGTTGCCACACGTAATTGTAATTTTGCTTATCATTTGAGGCCCCATATTATCAATCCATCTAAAATCATATGGCGCCCAATCTGTATAAGTAGTAGTTCCGTCAGGGTTTATAATAGTTTGAGGAGGTAAAATAGGAGACCAAATATTTGGTAAATTGACAGATAAATAACTGTCCATAAGAAGATCGGCGTATCGTTTCACTGTAAAATTAAAGGTGGATTCACTTGTTAGATTTAATGTTGGTGTCCCGGTGTAATCCAATCGGAAATTTTGTTTTCCCCAATTAGTATATTTTGCATATGTAGCTTTCCAGAATGTTTTCATAGGATTTCCATTTAAAATTACATTTTGTTGACCTTGAGCCACTAGATTTAATAAACCACCAGCCATAATTAGTATATATTATTACATTTTTTTAATTCTTTATTTAGTTATAAAATATTATTTAATTTTAACTATCTTAACCCAAAATTTTTATCTAAAACCAAAATATTTATCTAAAAACAAATTTTTTATCTAAAACCAAAATATTTATCTAAAATCAAAATATTTAAAAATAATATATTATATTAGTAATGTCAACTCAACCAACAGATTATTTAAGCACTGTTAAAAATATGAGCGAAGACTTTGTTTCATATATGATAATTGCATTTATTTTCCTTATTTTAATAATTATGATAGGATATATGATTTATTTACATAGACTTGAAAATTCGGAATGTAATTTTATGAATGGGTTATATCCAAGTGTTGATGGAAATATAAAATCATTAGTTTCAAGTGATCCAGACTGTGGTGGAAATTTATACGATTATTATATAAAAACTGCTTACAATGCTTGCAGTGGAGGTACCTACAAAAACGATTTTACAGATTTATGCAATTTGAAAGCGGTTTTAAAACAAGGAGTAAGAGGACTGGATTTCGAAATTTATTCACTTGATGATAATCCTATTGTAGCAACATCCACTTCTGAAGATTATTTTATAAAAGAAACATTTAATTCGGTGAGTTTTGCAGATGTAATGAGCACAATTCAAAACTATGCATTTTCAAACGGAACTTCGCCGAATCCAACCGACCCCATAATTATCCATTTAAGAATAAAAAGCAATAATCAAAATATGTATTCTAAATTAGCTAGTATTTTAAAATCGTATGATTCTATTATGCTCGGAAAAGAATATAGTTATGAAAATTATGGACAGAATTTAGGATCAATTCCTTTATTAACGTTCCAAAAAAAAGTAATTCTAATTGTAGATAAAATTAACAACGCATTTTTAGAAAACAAAGATTTTTTAGAATATGTAAATATAACAAGCAATTCGGTATTTATGAGAGCTTATAATTATTATAATGTAAAAAATAATCCAGACATTAACGAATTAACCGAATTTAATAAAAGAGGAATTACTATAGCATTACCAGATAAAGGAGTAAATCCTGCAAACCCTAGTGGTCTTTTGTGTAGGGAAGCCGGATGTCAAATGGTAGCAATGCGTTATCAATATGTTGATAATAATTTGGAAGAGAACGCTTTATTTTTCGATAGATGTAGCTATGCCTTTTGTTTAAAACCAGAACGTTTAAGGTATATTCCAGTTACTATTGCAGCACCTACTCCTCAAAAACCCGAATATTCTTATGCTACAAGAGGCGTATCGTCAGATTATTATAGTTTTAGTGTATAAAAATAGCTTAAAAATATTGAAAAATATTGTATATTATGGGTCTATCAATGTCATTACATAATTGTCAAATACCTGTAAATTACGATTGTCATATATGTAAAAAGTCTGGTAAATTGCCAAATATATTAGGAAGATTTTTTCAAATAGATGATACCGAATATATAAAATGCAATGGATGCAATACAATATTTACAAAGGTTAAAAATTACGAAAATGTTATAAGTGATAACATATTATAATTGTTAATGTATAATACAATTTGTTGCAAATATAATATTTAGTTTTAATCTATATATTATATAAGATAATGAAGACTAAAAATATATGTAAAGATTTAAATTTTAATGATTGTGAATTAACAATTTTGCGTATGGCTGTAGATAATGCAGAAGAAAAAATAGCAAAACGCGTTGTAAATTCAGAAGACGTAAAAAAAATAATTAAAATAGTGGAAAACTTTATAAATAAAAAAAATCTGATTTGTTATGGTGGAACCGCTATAAATAATATTTTACCAGTTGAAGATAGATTTTATAATAAAGATGCAGAAATACCAGATTACGATTTTTTCACACCAAATGCATTAAATGACGCAAAAGAACTAGCTAATATTTACTATAAATCTGGATTTACTGATGTAGAAGCAAAATCGGGACAACATCACGGAACATATAAAGTATTTGTTAATTACATACCTGTTGCCGACATTACTCAACTAGATAAAAGTATATACAGTGAGTTGACAAAAGAATCTATCCGGGTAGCTGGAATTTTATACGCTCCTCCAAATTTTTTGAGAATGTCCATGTATTTAGAGTTATCTAGACCAGCAGGTGATACAAGTAGATGGGAAAAGGTGCTTAAACGATTATCTTTATTGAATAAAAACTACCCGTTAACAACTGTAGAATGCGATAAAATAAATTTTCAGAGAAAAATAGACAGTAAAGAAAATAAAGAAAAAGAAGAAACAATTTATGATAATGTAAAAAATACTTTAGTTAACCAAGGAGTCGTTTTTTTTGGAGGTTACGCTATTTCGCTTTATTCGAAATATATGCCACACAATTTACAAAAATCTTTAAATAAAATCGCAGATTTTGATGTTTTATCTCGAGAACCAGAAACTACTGCTGAAATAGTGAAGGAACGTTTAAAAGATATTGGTATAAAAAATGTAAAGATATTAAAAAGAGAACCTGTTGGAGAAATAATTCCAGAACATTATGAAATTAAAATAGGTAACGATACAATTGTTTTTATTTACAATCCAATCGCGTGTCATAGTTATAATGTTTTAACTATTCACGATCAACCTGTAAAAATAGCTACGATTGATACAATGTTGAGTTTTTATTTAGCTTTTTTATATTCAGATAGACCCTATTATAATGAATTTTCCGAAAGAATATTATGTATGTCTAAATTTTTATTTGAAGTGCAACAAAAAAATAGATTGGAACAAAAAGGTCTATTAAAACGGTTTAGTATTACGTGTTATGGACATCAAGAATCTATAGAAGAAATAAGGGCAAATAGAGCAGAAAAATATAAAGAATTAAAAAATAGTAAAAATCCCAAAGAAATGGAAGAATGGTTTTTAAATTATAAACCAGATTCTAAAATGGAAAAAATGTCTATAAAAGAAGAGACTGCAAAACCATATAAACCAAAAACATATAAACCAAAAACATATAAACCAAAAACATATAAACCAAAAACATATAAAACCAAAAAAAATGATAATAAACAAAAAAAATGGTTTTCTGCTATTTATGGTAGAAAAACGAGACGAAATAAGAAAGATATATATTAGATACCTATTATAAACAATAGTTTTCCAAAATGATTATAAAAGATTCCTTCATTATTTTTGTAATTATTTTATAAATAACAGTCTCTTCAAATTCTGCAGGAATTTTTGTTTTAATGTATATCAAAATATGAATTAAATAAATGCATATTTTTTCAAATATTAATTTTATATAATTAAACATTTTATTAGAAATAGACCAGTCATTTACATAACTACACATTTGGGTGCTTGATTGTTTTATATAAAATGTATGTATGTCAAGTAACCCTGAAAGAACACGATGAAAATTAGTTTTCTCATTTTTCACATTTAATAAGTTTCCAATTTTATCATATCCAAATAAATCTAAATATAGAATTTTTTTATTTGGTTCTAATTTAAAAATATATGGATTCATACCATCTATATGTTTATTTTCATAACAGATATTTCCGTCAATTAAATACGGAATAAAACATGATCTAATAATTGTATTAATTATTTCATCTACATCTTTAAAAACAGATTTAACACGTTTTTTGCCTATTTTGATATTATTATAAGAGATAAACAACCGGTTTTCTACTTGTTTGCAAATGTCTAGAGGTATTTTATCCTTTAAAATAGTTTTTAGTTCTTTTATAATTTCTAAATTATAGTTTTTCCTAAATGTACTATTAACTATATCATATAGATTTGTCATCGTATCCAAAGAATCCATAAAATATAACAAGGCCACAACAGAACCAATGCTGCATCCTGATATGCGATCAATTTTAATATATTTGCGAGTTTCCATTTCTTTTAAAAAATATAAAGCTCCTATTAAATAACTTCCATTGAATAATCCTCCATCTAAAATTATATCAATTATTAACGGATCTTTAGAATTTTTTAAATCTTCGGGTAGATTCTCAATGAATTTGTTAACATATTCTTTAATCATCTAATTAGTATAAAAAAGTATTTACTAATTAAATTTATAACGAAAAAACTTAAATAATCTATAATATTTGTAAATACCGAAATATGAGAAATATTATAAAACAAGTCACTAAATGAGTTTCATCATAAATTATTTGTAGTATAGTTAGGGGGTGGTTTATAGGGATTGGTTTATAGGGATTGGTTTATAGGGATTGGTTTATAGGGATTGGTTTATAGGGATTGGTTTATAGGGATTGGTTATATTTTTTTGTTTAATACCAATCTTGCAATAAATTTTTCTTCATTTTTATTATTAGATATATACATATTTATAAGTTCAGCGGGGGAGTAAAAATATTCTCTTACCTTTTCAAGGTTTTTTTTATCTATTTTTTTTTCAAATAAATGAAAATATATTTCTGATATTGTATTATAACTAGCATTGCTTAATTCGTGTGTAATATCAATTCTACCTGGTCTGATTAATGCAGGGTCTAGTTTATCATAATGATTAGACGAAATAATCAGAATTCTACCAGGAGTTTCGCGAATTCCATCCCATAAATTTAAAATATCGTCCAGCGTTATAGGCGGATCTTCTGATAAATGAATTGATTTTATATTCATAGACCCCGATCCAGATGTATTATTTGGTTCAGTAAAATCACATATAGACTGTAAAATATCACCTATTTGTAAATTATCTTTTTCAGTTCTGTCATTTTTTTTACTAGAACGAATTCCGTCTTTCTCTTTATTTTTAGAATTTCGGTTAAGAACAATATCTCCAATACAATCAATATCTTCAAATACTATTATCTTTTTATCAAAAGACATATCACCTTGTTCATTTTTATCATTGTATGTATTTTCAAAAAAGAATTGTTCTAATTGTCTCTTCGTTTTAATTATTTTAAGTGAGATTACTATAATATTACGGTCAGTAAAATTAGCTAATACTTTAATCAAAGAAGTCTTTCCAGTTCCTGGAGGCCCGTGTAGACCAATACCAAGTGTATATGGAATGCCTTTGGTATAATACCACTCACGGTTATTGATAAAAAACTCAATTTTAGAAATTAAATCTTTTTTACCATCAAAAAATATATTTTTGAAAGTTCTGGAACTTTCAAAAATATATTCTCTCCAGCACGAATATTTGTCGTCTTCGTCTTGAATTTTAACATTATCCAAAAAATATACGAATCGTTTATTATTTCTACTATTTTTTAAAGAAGTCAAGTATTGGTCACTTATAGTTTCAATATATTTTTTTAAATAACTAAGAGAATATTTATACGAATATATTTTAATGGTAATTTTATCAATTGTAGTGGTTATTTTATCCTTGTCATCTTTTGTGCCTTCTTGTTCAAGGGTAGCATTAACATATATATTATCATCTAATTTAAAATCTTTATTTTGAGAAACCATAAACATATCATTTGTTTTGTTTTTACTATTTTTACACTCGGATGATTGATAATTGCTATGCGACTCTCTTATTTGATATATTGTATTATTATTATCAATATTATTAATAATGTATTGCCACATTGCTTTAAACCTAATGCTATAAACAGAACTTACATTATGAGCAGAACTATAACTAGACGTGCTAGAACTTCGTCTTCCTTCAATAATTACACATCTTTTTGTAAAAAACCAAGATTTTATATTATTCAAAGATAAATTAAATAAAAAATTATATATATTTTTATCAGCTATATAATTAATTAATAAACCAAATATACTTATACCAATAGTGGATAATATCGTATCTACTATTGGTTCGCCCGTTTTAAAGTAATTAAAAATGTTCATTTTTATAACATTTGTATAATTGTTTTGCAAAGACATAATAAAATCTTTAATCCTAAGATCCATAATTATTTTATTTAAATATATTTAAATAGTTTTACAATTTCTTTTGCGAAAGGTATGTTTAGAAAGTAGAAAAATGATTTGTAGTTTTATTTAACGTGTAAAACGTTAATCCAAATAATACACTGCAAAATATAAATCCATTAATGTTATAATTTCCGTCATTTGAAAAAAGAACCGGAAAATAATTAAACAATAATCTTCTAAAAAATGGTAACTGAAACAAAAAATAAAGCACTCCTAACAATAGCGGAGTTTGCATTTCATTGTACATATCATCTAAAGAATTTTTGTTGTCGTTTTGTCTATTATATTTGTCAATCATTTCGGAAGCCGAATCTTGATTTGAAATATAATCAACATTATGTATTTGTGGAATGTAATTAGGTTGGACATGAGCGTCATTCATTCTTGTGGCAGTAGACATAGGAATATCTCTCGATGGTAACTGAGTTGCACCACTAATTGAAGCTTGTTGTAGAGTATTTACAAGTTGGTTGATAGTATTTTGGTCTAAACTATCATTTCCTCCATTTCCTCCTGTTACACCTTGATTGTTATAAATATTTGGTTGCTGAATACCTACATTTTCAGAAGCATTTAAAGATATATTGCTTGCACTTCCACCAGCAGGATCTGTTGGTAGATCAAAAATATTTGTTGTGTCACTCATAATTATTATAAAGAATGATTGATTATAATAATTACGCAAATGCATTATTCTTCATTTGTATTTTCAAAAGTAACAATTTTTTTATTTGAGTTACACTTTGTGGCAATGGGATTATATTTAAAACATTTATTTCCGTTTTTATAAATTTTATCTTTAAATTGGTCTAAAGGAGGTGCCGTAAAAATAATACATTCTTTATCTTTGCAAACTATTCTAAACAATGATGCTAAACCAAACCCTAACAATATAGACATCATATATTTACCAGTTTCAGTATGCACAAATTTACCAAAGTTAATACCCATTTATATTATTTGAATATTTTTATTAGTTATACATTAGTTATACATTAGTTATTAGTTATTAGTTATTAGTTATTAGTTATTAGTTATTAGTTATTAGTTATTAGTTATTAGTTATTGCAAATTAGGTGCACATTATCCTTGTATAGGTATACTTGAAATAAGCGATTCATCTGTTGGACACGGTATTTCGGTTTCTTCAAAATAAAAACAATTATCAGCATTATCTTTGAATAAAATTTTATCTACATTTTCAGGAGTTGGATATATAAATATTTTTTTCATTTCTGGACCTAAAATGTAAACGAAAAATAACCCAATTGAAAAACTAATTAAAAATACTGGTAATGAAATGTAATCTAATATCATATAAATAAAGCATATATTATTTTATACATAGATTTTTTAAATATATCCAGTAAAATTAAGGTTTGTCTCAGCTATTCTTGCTAATGTTTCTTCCAAAGATCTATAATCTTTAACACCTGTTTTATTTGAATATAACGTTAATAAAGTGGATTGATATGATTTGTCAAATTTATTAAACATTGTATTATAATATTCATTGCCTAAATCATATTTGCCAGTATCTACATCTAATAATGGCGGAATAATTAAATTTGGAGGACTTATAAATTTGCAGGGTTTATTTTCCTTTCTTAGAGCAGTACAATTATTTATAAAATGTTCTAACCATTCGTGGTTCGTTAATAATACTTGTTTTAATAATGGATTAAATTTATTCCATATATCTTGATGGGATTTATCTGACCAGATAACAGTTCCATCTGATTTATATGTTGGAATTTGGTCGGCTTGATACTCTGATTCGGATTCTGGTTCTTGTCCTGGTTCTTGTCCTGGTTCTTGTCCTGGTTCTTGTCCTGGTTCTTGTTCTGGTTCTTGTCCTGGGTCTTGTTCTGGTTCTTCACTAGACTCAACAATTAATTTTTTCTTATTTAGATTTTTACTAGATTTTGTTTCTGTAAACCCTATATCATATTTTACTACATTTATTGCCCCTCCTTTATTATATTCCAAATCGGGAATTGTAGTTTTTTTTTGAATTAAATTATATGTATTATACTCTTCATTATACCATACCACAGTTTCCTTGTATTTTAATTTCATAATTTTGTCTAAGAGCGGTTTAAGACTGTCGTTATATATATTGACGGCATCAGTCACATATTGATTATTATTCTCTGTATCAAAATTTTTCATACATTTTTTTATTTCAGTTATTAATATATACGATTTTTCAATGTCCTCTTTTAAAGATTGAGCAACCTCTTTATTGTCGACAATTTTGTAATATTCATCAATGTATAATTGCAATGTAGATGTATTATGCTCAACTAAATCCTTTATATCGCTAAATTTTTCAAGAGCCTCTTCAGTTGTAATATATCCAAAAAGCAATTTGTTTTTCTCGTCAATAATAGTGTTCTTTAATTCAACAATTTCTTTTTCTAATTGTTGTATTAGATCAGGAATAGATGTTATACTACCGATATTAATTGTTATATTCAAATTACACGGATCTGCAATGACTCCACAAATAGATTTAAGTTGTCTAAATTCATTATCATATTTATTTTCTTGGTATTTTTCAGGATAAAAAATTGTAGAGAAAATAGTGCCACCCGGTCTTTTACAATTAATACATTTTGGTTTTAATTTTTGGTATTCGCTAACTCTCTCTTTCCAACTTAACAATTTATTTCGAATAATTTTTACTTTATTTTTTGTATTGGTATTTTCATATTTAGATTTTAATTTATAAAATTCATTAATACTATCTTGTGTTGATAAAGACATTATATACTTATATTCTATTTTATTTAAGAAATAATAGTGTAATATTTTTAGTAAATTTTTAATACATTTTAATACATTTTAATACATTTTAATACATTTTAATACATTTTTTTATTAATAGCTTCATATTCATTTTCCCATTCAGGAAGACCAGTTATTAATTCTTGATGCGCACGTCTCTTAGCCTGTTGAAAATGCTGTATTTTTGATAAAATGTATTGTTGTTTTTCTTTATTTTTTTCTTCTTTTTCTACAGGTGTTAATCTTCCTTTGTATTTATATAAAAGAATTAATCCTAAAATTAGTAAGAATGCTATAAGTAGTCCAATGTTAAAAATTACATTATGAAATTTAAGTTTAACGATATGACATTGTTTCAGAGTTTGATTTAAAAAATATTTTACACCAGGTTCTGTCAATGTTGGTTTAGAAAATTCAGTATAGTCCATATTTATTATATGTAAAATTATAAAATAAATTATACATAATATCTATATGGCTGGTTCTTATTTAAATATTGTTACATTTTTAGTTACTACATTGTTATATTATATGGCTATCAAGCCAAATTTAACATTTAATTCACTTGTAGATCCTGCAAAATATAAAGAATATATGAGAAGCAGTTATATGTATTTAGGTATATATTTATTATTAGTAATGGTAATACAATTTATTGTAAATGCTTCATTAATTACAAGTAATTGTGGTGGAAATATTACAGAAAATATGGGGTCTGCCGGAATATTTACTTTTATTCCGTGGACCTTAATATTCGGGGTTTTAATATTAGTATTAACAATGTATCCAGGGTTTAAAAGTGCTTTCTCAGATGTAATTGGATATTTTTATGTATCTAGTTCAGCCAATAAATTACTAACTACATTGTTAATTGATAAAGACGTTCAGAAAAAAATCGATGCCGATACTGTATCGACCGAAGAACAAAAAAAATCTATGCAGTCTGCAGCAGATGCTATAATTAAGATTTGCGGAAATACTTCTATTTTAATTAATCAAATCGTGCCAAGTAATTTTCTTGAATATTGGAATATTTTAACGCCATTAATGAAAACACAATACCAGACCCCAGGAGTAGAAACCGATAAAATGAAAAGCGAGTTGTTTGAATTAGTTGTAACTCGAGATAATGTGGGCGAAGCAATGTGGTTTATTTATACAGGGTTGTTATTAACATCACTTGTTCAATTAAAATTAACGACAAAAGGATGCACAACTAATGCGGCTACAATGCAGCAAAATTATCAAACATATTTACAACAACAAGAAACATCAA